TATGATGACACTGATCCTAAAATATTAGAAAAGATGGCATTAATAGTTAAAGAACGGCCAGAATATCGTGATGAATTTCCTTTTTTAAAAAAAGAAGATAAATCAGTATATGGTAAAAATGAAATAACAAATGAAGAAGTATTCCTTGGAAAAATAGCAAAACCATATATAAACGAAAGAAATGTAAGAATTGTAATGAAAAAATATAATTGCAAGCGTAATATATCTGGTATGACTTCAAATCCTCCTAATGAAGAAATGAAACGATTAGGATTTTATCATTTATCCGAAAGAAAAAGAAATGAAGATCAAATTGGTTCAGAAATAGGAGCTAAAGTTTGGGGAAAAATATGTTATCAACCTTTCCTTGTAGCTAATAAATTGTTTGTTAAAGGTATATTAGAAAAACATAATATATTAGATGAAATTTTTCCTTTAACTGGTTCTTGTACTGGTGGTGCAACCATTACGAAATTGTGGACAAAACCATGTGAAGAATGTTTTTGGTGTTACGAAAAAAAATGGGCATTTGGTAAATACTAATGAAAAAATTAAAAAAGTTAATAGTACTTATTGATTATATTGGTCATCCATCAATGAATGGAGCTTATTTAAATGACAGAAGATTTGATGCTCTTCATGTGTTATTACGTGATGATAAAGAATCTGAAAAAGTAATTGTTTCTATAGGACATATAGAAAAAAAACATGGTGGTTTGCAACAGTATAAAAAATACTATGAAAAGTTTTTAGAACTTAAACAAATAGCTAATCATGCCGGAAGAAAAGTAGAATGGATAGATATAAAAGAAGATATATCAATATCCAATTTAATAAAAGAACTTGAAAATTATGGTTATATTATTAATCCAAAATATACTGAAATAAATATTGGTGGAACAAACTTATCGGGTTGCCTTTTAGATGCTAAAGAAACTTGCGTTTCAACATTGGCAAAATTTGGATTTAAAATTAATTTAATACTTCCAATGTGTGCAGAAGCTTCAAATTCTGGTATAAATGATTTAGAAAAAACATGGAAGGCATTAAGTATAGTTTATAAACACTTAAAAAATAATGAATTAATAAGTAAAGTAGACTTTGTTTATCTACGAGAAGAAATTATCGTTTACAAATAGCTAAATGAAAAAAACTATTAAACAACAAATTGAAGATGATGAAATTTACTTTTGTCATATGCCATGGACTATGGTATATAGTGAAGTAGATGGATATTGGCAAACTTGTTGTCATGCCCAAAATACTCAACGACTTGGTTTACCAGACAACCTAAACAACCTAAAAGTAACAAATACCTCGCCGGAACAGTGGATGAAATCTGATTTTCAAAACAAGCTTCGTGATGAAATGTTAGACCCAAATTCTGATCATAAAATAATTAATGAAGTTTGTAGAAGGTGTAAAACAGAAGAAAAAAAATATGGAGAGTCTAGAAGATTAAGAAAAATGAGAAGTATGCTTACAAATAAAAAATACCATTCTGATATAATGAAAGCTGTTGAAATGTATAAAGTATCGGGTGGATTTGATTTCTATGAAAGAATACTTGAAACACAAGTAAAAGTATTTGGTATGGAGTGTAATTTAGATTGCCATATGTGTCCACCAAGATATTCTACAACTAGACAAAAAACACAACTTGATGATAGTATGAGTAGTGAAAAAATTTACGGAAAAATAGAAAGATTAAAAAGATTTACTAAAATTACAGCAGATAATGAAAAAGTCGATATGATGCAAGACTTAAAAGATTTAGCTCCTTATACCCACAATGTAAAAATTATTGGAGGGGAGCCTTTAGTAATGAAAAAACAATTTGAATATTTGCAAATATTAATTGATACAGGCCATTCAAAAAATATCACTATTAAGTATCAAACAAATATGACAAAGCTTGGAAATAAGAAACATAGAGTAATAGATTTTATTCCCCATTTCAAACAATTTACATTTACAGCTTCTTTGGATAGTATGGGTGATGCAATTGAATATTGTCGTAGAAGGACAAAATGGAATGAAATATTAGATAATATAAAAGTTGTAAAAAAGTATCCTAATGTTATTGTAGATGCAAATTCTACTATGGGATTTTTAAGTATTTTAAGATTTTATGAATTTTTAGAATGGGCAGAAAATTTTGAATTAATAGATAAAATACAAAGTGTATATGCTTTGGAAAGACCACCAAACTTTCAAGTAAAAAATTTGCCTCAAAAAATAAAAGATAATCTTATTCCAAATTATGAAAAATGGCCACATATTCAAAAAATGCTTAAACAGCCTTCTGATAGATTTGGTACACCAGAATCCCTTAAAGATACCTTTGAATATCTTTTGAAACAAGACAATTATTATAAGGGAACAAAATATGAAAAAAATCTTTTTGAGGTTTTTCCAGAACTTGAAGAATTTTATGTACCATAAATAAAAAGAAAGTATCTAACAGATAAATAATACTATTATGTTTTTGACACTATTAACATTTATCACAGCTATATCCATATCGGCTATAGCCGCTGGGTATTCTATTATAGGGTTAGCAACATTATTTGCTGGGGCTGCAGTACCTATTATTGCAATGGGAACTGCTTTAGAAATAGGTAAGTTAGTGGCCGCCACTTGGTTATATCATAATTGGCGCTCAAACATATCAAAATTACTGAAAACTTATTTATTCACAGCAATTATAATATTAATTTTCATTACATCAATGGGTATCTTTGGTTTCCTATCAAAGGCACACCTAGATCAAGTCAAACCAATATCTGGTAATAATATTAAAATAGAATTATTAGATAAACGAATTAATCAACAAAATTTAATCATAGTACGAGCAGAAAAACAATTAGAATTATTAGATAAAGCATTAGAGGTTTATATTGATAAAGAATATGTTAGTAGAGGACTAAAAGAAAGAAAAAAGCAGAAAGAAGAAAGAGATTTTTTAAATGAGGCAATTAATAATGCAAGTGATGAGATTGCAACCTTAACAACTGAAAAATCAACTTTGGCGTTAGAACAAGATAGAATAGAGGCTGATGTAGGACCTATTAAATATATTGCAGAATTAATATATGGTGAAAATGCAAAAGAACATTTTGATGAGGCAGTTAGGTGGGTTATAATAGTATTAATATTTGTATTTGACCCATTAGCAGTACTACTATTGATTGCTGCTAATATATCATTAACTCAATGGAAGATGAAACGAAGTCTTACAATAGGAGATGAAAGAGAACGTTTAAAAAGGAGAGTTGATGTGTTAGAAGGAAGAAATAAAAGATTAAAAATATTTAAAGACTTAACAAAAGAATTTGGTGATAATCCAGACGAGATTCGTCTTAAATTGGATCAAATATATGATTGGAATAACAAACAAGACAAAATATAGGGGCTTGACTTTCATAGATAAGTAAGATATAATGAACATAAAGGATAAATGCTATACTGTAGGAGATGTTATGAATATAAAAAAGAAAATTGAAGTGTTGAAAGAAACAATTGCTTGGTTTAAAAAGAAAATTGAACCACACGATTGTGGATGGATGCACACAACAATAGATGGAATCAAACATAGAATAAGTGAATTGAGGAAAGAGATGAGGAAGAAATAATGCAAAAGATAGAAAAACTACAATACAATTGTTTAACTATGATAGCAAAATCTATCAACGGTACTTGGGCATTTAATTTTTGGACTAACACATACGATAAGTTAGTTAAAAAATATGGCAGGCGTGTAAGTTTAAACTAATGCCTGGCAAGTGGGATGGCAAATCCAGGATAACAACCAAAACATATAAAGATAATTACGATAGAATCTTTGGTAAAAAAGTTGTCCAAGAAGTTTCTGTTTTCAGGACGGCCTGGGAAGAGAAACAAAAAGTTGAAAAAAGGAAAAGAAAAAAAAGAAAAAAATGAAAAAAATAATAATGATAATAGGAACACTTTTAATAACAGCTGCAATAGCAGGTTGTTCTATACCTAAAAATCCAAAATTAACTTTTGGCAAGAAGTGTGTAGATAAAGGTGAAAATATTGTATATTCATATCTATGGTTATATGATAAAGAAGGCGGCCTAGAAGCAAACGAAGAAACTTGTAAAAAGATAGACTAGTTTTAGATGGCAAATTGTAAATTTAAATAAGGAGAAAAATGAACACAATAATACAAAAAATAGGGTTATGGCACTCTAAGATATTTGGATTTCTTTCTAAAAAAGCAAAGACTTCAAAATTTTGGGCTATATTGTTAACACTCGCTGTGTTATACGAAATTGTAGAACACATAGTCTGGCCTATATTAGTGCCATGGTTAATGTACTTACAATGGTTTAAATAAGGAGTTTATATGGCGATATACACAAAACTGATGGACTTTGTGAAAGTGTATCCGAAAACGATTCCAGATAAAATCTGTGATAATATTATAGAAAAGTTTGAAAAAGGCAAGAAGGTCGAATCTTATGTTGGAATGGAGGATAAACCTCGTGAGGGTGGAGAAGGGCACAAAGATTATGACATACGACATGGTACAGAAATAAACATAACAAATTCTAAAGATGATGAGTGGAAATATTATCATCAAATGTTGCAACAGAATGCCATTAAATATATAAATCAATATAAAAATGATTTAGAAGAAGCTCATAAGGAAGCCTCTAAACATATTCGGGGTATGTCTGGTGAGGTTGGTGTTAATTCTGGATTTGGGCAGTTTTATGTTCCAGAAAATCAAATTAGATTGGAACATTTTAGGGTTCGTAAATATGCAGTTATGAGTAAAGATTTACCCAAAGGTGATTATTTCAACCTACATATTGATATACAAAATTATTATACTGCAAAACGATTAATGGTGATTTTGTTATATTTGAATGATGTCAAAGAAGGTGGTGAAACATCTTTTCCTTTTTTAGATTATGCAGATGGTAATGGTGCAGTCAAACCAACTAAAGGAAGTTTATTGATGTTTTATCCATCATTTATGTATCCACATACAGCTTATCCACCAATATCAGAACCGAAATATACAGCACAAACTTATTTACATTATGCTGATGGAGAATAAATGAATGAACAATTATTAAGTGATATTAAGAAACTAGAAGAACAATATTTAAAACCACATACTTTTAAACAGTATAAAAATTATTGGTTACCTGAATACATTGTCAGAGAAAGTAAAAATGTATTGTCATTAGGTGTACATAGGGATGTCGGTTGGGAACAAGCTATGTTGCAAGACAACCACAAATTAAATATTCATTGTTTTGACCCTACACCAGATAGTGTACATTTGTTTGAGCAAGAGTTTCCTGGTAAAAATAGAATGACATATCATCAAACGGCTTATGCAAAAGAGAATGGTACTATGAAATTTTATTATGACAACAGAGATTTAACTAAATGTTATTCATTATTACCATTACCACAATTTGGAGAAAATCCAGCACATATAGAAGTGCAGACAAAGAATTTAAAAACAATGATGTCTAGTTATATGCCACAGGTAGATATAATTAAAGCGGATATTGAAGGAGTATGGTATGATTTTTGTAGAGAAATTTTAGATGAGGATATTAAGTTTAAAGCATTTTTAATAGAGTTTGAAGTTAAACTAATTGACAATGAAAAAAGTTTAGAACAATATGAAGAACTTTTAAAAGAGTTTAAAGATAGAGGTTTTGATATGTATTTAAACAGAGCAAGAGATAAATGTTTAAGTGAGGCGATTATATTAAGGCCAAATTAATGAAAGTATTATTTTTTCTTAAATCAACACCCTTAAATAATCAAAGGGACATTTTAAAGAGTTTTTGTGAGTCATTAAAGGGTTTGTCGTGGGTACGACAGATTATTGATGTTGATGTATCAATTAAAGACGAATATGAACAATGTGATGTAGCAGTTATCTTTGGTTCGTGGAAAAAGGCACCAAAGAAAAAATGGAAAATGTTAATGGCACACCATTTTGTTAAAAATGATATTGTAGATAGACATAGAGGTCGTTTAATTGTAATAGAAACACCGTTACTAGGAAGAACAATATCTGAAAATGGTTTGCATAGTCAATACAGAGTTGGTTTAGACCATTTTATGAATGGTTTGGGAGATTTTAAAAATGAAAATTCAAAACCAGATAGATTTAATAACTTAAATTTAAAAATTAAACCTTGGCGAAAATGGAAACCAGATAGTCATGTATTAATTGTAGGTCAAAATCTATATGACGCTTCATTGTTTAGTATTGATTTTCAAATATGGGTTTATAATACTATAAAACATTTAATGAAACATACAAAGAGAAAAATTGTAGTAAGAGACCATCCAGAAAATAAAGACTTATTAAAAGAGTTTATCTTTAACAAATTTAAAAATTATACACAAGTAGAGTATAGTAATCAAGGTACAATTTCAGATGATTTAAAAAATGCCCATTGTACAGTATCATATACTAGTGGTTCAAGTATTGATTCAATATTAGCAGGCGTACCTGTTATAACTTGTAGTGAATACAATTTTTTATGGCCAATATCCTCACACACACTAGAAGATGTTGAGAATCCGAGAATAGCCGATAGAGAACAATTATTATATAATTTAGGATATGCTCAATGGTCAGTACAAGAAATAAAAGATGGTAAACCTTGGGGGCATTTAATATGAAAATTGCAGTAGTTACAACAATGAATAAAAAATTATATAGGGCTTATGGCCATAAGTTTTTTGAAACATATAATTGGCCGTTTGATTGTTTTGTTTATCACGAAGATAACTTTGATGAAATAATTGATACACATAGTTATGGTACAGATGGCATTACACCATTTTTCTATAGAAGTATATTAAATGAGGTGCCTAGTTGCGTACAGTTTGTTGATAGAAATTATCATAGACAACCAAGGTCAAGTTTTGAAGAAAAGGGTTTAGACTTTATAACAGATGGTGTAAGATTTTGTTATAAAGTATATGCCTATACAGATGTAATAATGAAACAAGAATATGATGGTGTAATTGGTATTGACGCAGATAGTATTTTTTATAATGAAATAGATGTAGATTGGATAAAAAAACATATTCATAGAGATGATACTATGATGACTCATCTTGGTAGAGGTGACCATTATAGTGAGTGTGGTTTTTTATATTGGAATTTGAAACATAAAGATACAATGGCATATGCAGCTCGTATGAAAGGACTATATGATACAGATGGCATTTATCATCTAAAAGAACAACACGATAGTTTTGTTTGGGATTACGCAAGAAAAGAATTTGAAGCTAGAGGTACAAAAAATCATAACATTGGTGATGGTAAACCTGGTCATGTTCAATCTAGGTCAATATTAGGAGATGTCTATGACCACACAAAAGGTCCTAGAAAATTAAAGGGCAGAAGTCCGGAAGCGAGAGTAAAATGAGTAAGAAGATATTAGTTATAGGTTGTGGCCATGTTGGTGGCACTATAGCAGATGTAATGGAAGATTTTGGTAATAATATAATAAGAATAGACCCCAAATTAAATGATAAAAGAACCAAAGATTGGAAAATGGTTGCTGAAGGGGCCGTAATTTGTTTGCCAACACCTACTGTTAATGGAAAATGTGATGTTAGTTTAATAGACGAAACTGTAGAAGAATTAGGTGATATGAGGATATTGATTAAAAGTACCGTTTTACCAGACCAATTGACGAAATATCCGGACAATGTTTCCTATTCTCCTGAATTTTTACGAGAAAAAAATGCCAGAGATGATTATGACAAACAAAAGTATGCTGTATGGGGTGGAGAAAGATTCCAGGTTGGTTGGTGGATGGGTAGATTTCCAGATTTAAATAAACAGAATGTAGTTACAACTAGAGAATCAGCAGCTGTAATTAAGTATGTTTATAATTGTTGGTTAGCAACTAAAGTGGCATTTTTCCATGAATTACATGAAAAATTAGATAAGTCTTATAACTATAATCAGGTGACCAATATATTAAGTCATTTTGAAAATATAGGACCTAGTCATATGAAAGTAACTAATTTAGGTTATGATGGTAATTGTTTTCCAAAAGATATGGAAGCATTTGCTAATTTTACCGATAGTGAAATATTGAAAAAAGTAATTGAAGTTAATAACAACCTAATAGGAGCAAGATAAAGATTAATGAGATTAGATAACGAAGTGAAATTAGATTATAAAGATGTATTGTTGAAACCTAAAAGGTCAACATTATCATCAAGGCGTGATGTGGAGATGACCAGGTCGTTTACATTTAGAAACTCTGGTGAAACATATGAGTGTTGTCCTATAGTGGCATCCAATATGGATGGAGTTGGAACTTTTAGTATGGCTAAAGTTATACAAGAGTATAAGATGATGACCACTATTACAAAGACAACAACCATAGACCAATGGAGAGAGGCAGTTGGCAATGGTATCAAATTGAAGTATGTATCAGTATGTACAGGTACAGGTAAGTTGTGGGATAAAGACGCTGAAGATTATAAGACAATGCAACAAGTGGTAAAAAATTATCCAGATGTTAAGTTTATTACAATAGATGTTGCAAATGGTTACAATACAAACTTTTCAGATTTTATTAGAACAGTTAGAGAAGAATATCCAGATAAAACTATAATTGCAGGTAATGTGGTTACGGCAGAAATGACCGAAGAGTTAATTATTAATGGTGCAGACATAGTTAAAGTTGGTATAGGACCAGGTTCAGTTTGTACAACAAGAACAATGGCAGGTGTAGGTGTACCTCAATTTAGTGCAGTAATGGAATGTGCTGACGCTGCCAATGGAGTTGGTGGTCATATAATTGCAGATGGTGGTTGTAATATGCCAGGAGATTTAGCAAAAGCATTTGGAGCTGGTGCTCATTTTGTAATGTTAGGTGGTATGTTGGCAGGACATATAGAATCAGAAATACAAGCAATAGATGGTAAAAGAGAATTTTATGGTATGTCTTCTGATAGAGCAAGAGAAATACACGGAAAACGAAAAGACGGTTATAGAGGTAATGAAGGACGAGCAGTAATATTACCAGATAGAGGACCTGTTCAAGAAACAATAGAAGATATATTAGGTGGTGTTAGGTCAAGTTGTACATATATTGGTGCAAGAAGATTAAAAGATATTCCTAAATGTGCTAGTTTTGTTAGATGTAACCAACCATTGAATACAGTATTTGAATCATATGATAATCACTCATAATATACCTTGGGATAAATGTTTAAGTAAGCAGTTGTTTCCTGCCATAGAAAAGGGTTGGAAAGATAAAGGCAAAGATGTACATTTCTTTTGGGGATTGGCAGGTAAAAATATACAAGGTATAAGAGAGTGTGAGGAAAATGGAGATGAATGGTGGTATGTTGATGTTGGTTATTTAACAGAACAAATCACAAGATATCCAGAACCTATTATACACGATTACGATAAGACATATTTTAGAATATGTAAAGGTAATATTCATACAAATAAATTTCATGCTGCTATTCCACTTGATAGGTGGAATGTATTAGTTAAACAAGGTATTGACGCAGAGTTTAAAGGTTGGAGAGATAGTGGTGACCACATACTATTATGTCCATCATCTCCTACGGTAACAATGCAAATAAATGGTATTACACAAGAAGAGTGGATTAAACAAGTAAGTGAAGAGTTGAAAAAGCATACCGATAGACCACTCAAAATAAGAAATAAACCACGACCAAATAATGAGTGGTGGAACACAGATATAAAAGATGATTTAAAAGACGCATGGTGTGTTGTAACAAATATGTCATTGGCAGCTGTTGATGGAATCCTAAATATTACACCAGGATACACACATCAAAGACATGTAGCCTCATTGGTGACAAGTCGTAAAATTAACTTGGTTGAAAAACCATTTAAACCAGGAAGAAAGACGATACAAGAATGGCTAAAAATGATAGCAAACCACCAATTTACAATAGCGGAAATAGAAGATGGTTTGGCACAAAAAATTTTAGAAGTTCAGTACCAGGTAGATGGATAGGTTTTGTACTTGCCATTTTAGGAGTTTGGATACTATCTTCTGCTAATATATCAACTCAATGGGTGGGTTGGTCTACAACAGCTGTTTCTTGTGCTATGTGGGTATATTATGGATATAAAGATAAAGATTGGCCAAGAATGTGGATGGAGATTATGTTTATGTTCTTAGCGATAAGGGCTGTTTTAAATTGGATTAATATGTAATGTATAATTTTGCTTGCGTTTGTTATGGTGACAAATATGCTCCAGAGTATGTTCAAAAACTCTACAATATGGTAGAGCGAAACACTACCATAGACTACAAATTTTATTGCTTTACTGACCTTGTAAAATTACATAAACAGGTTGAAGGCGATATTGAATTCCAAAAATTTCCAGAAGACGATTTACAAGGTTGGTGGAATAAAATGCAATTATTCCATACCAATAGTCCATTAGAAGGCACCACCTTATACATGGATTTAGATGTTTGTATTACAGGTAATATAGATTGTTTTTTTACACATAATCCAGTAGCCATTTTCTCTGGCATGAATGACTTTAATCCAGCTACAAAAGGGTGGAATTCTAGTGTGATGAAATTTAAAAATGCCGATTTACACAAAAAGGTTTGGTTACGGTTTATGAAAGATAGACCTAATCTGCTTAGACGGTTTCCTGGTGACCAAAACCTTCTTTCCGATTTTATGAAAGGGGCCCCTGGATGTGATTCATTTCCTGATTCATGGACACAATCATATAAGTGGTATGACCGAAAGGGAAATAGATACTCCAGACAAGATATGAAGTACGACCACAATGGCGAATCGATAGTAACCGTGTTCCACGGACAGCCAAATCCACATGAATCCGACCAGGAATGGATAAAAAACAACTGGAAATAGAACAAAAAGCGAACTTTTTTGAAGTTTTTTTGTCGCATTGACGGAAACCCTTGATTCCATTGACTTTTATTTTTTAAAAAAAGCTAAAAAAAAGCGCTTTTTCGCTTGCTTTCTATATGGAAACCTGTATAATGGACACATAAATGATAAAAAACACTATAAAAAACACTATGAACAATCTAAAAGAAAAATCAATGAATACAATGAATCTAGTTTATGCAAGATTAATGAAAGATTCTGAATCAAAGTATGGCGATACATTTTATTCATATAATACAATCTATAGAAATATGCCTATAGAC